GCGGGCGCGCGCGGGGGGGGCGGGGGGGGGGGGGGGGGGGGGGGGGGGGGGGGTGGGGAAGGAATCCGGAAGCCAGGAAAATGGAAATAATGCCGACATCATCAAAAATGACAGAAAGAACGAACGGCTGCTTGCCGTTTGAGGCAGCCCCCATGAGTAACACGGGGGGTGCACTAAGCGAAAGCTACGCTCATCTGGTGATGATGAACGGCAAAGTGAAAGAAATAATCTTAAAACGCGGGAATCAACAGGCAGGCTTTATAGACACACTGACCGTTGTCCTGCATGAAGACACATTTATCAGAGATGACCAATTAGGTTCTTATGAAGAGATAGTAGCGAACTGCTCTGCTGAATTGGCCGAAGTGATGGGTTACGGCATCAGCTATGAAAATAAAGGTGGTCGGAATTTTTACGAAAAATCTTACCAGTTGGGTGATGAAGAACATAACTACGGCTTTGTGGCCGTCGGTGGCAGAAAAAACAAAGACACCGTATGCCTGCACTTTACGGGAGAAGGCCTCATAGCCGCTAAAGACGGTTGGGAATCAAGACTTTACGAATTTCTGACCGAAAGCGCGAAACAGCCGCGAATCAGCCGTTGCGACGTCGCTCATGACTTTTTGAACGGCGAATACACTTGTGAACAAGCGCTAAAAGACTGGGAAGATGGCGGTTATACCCTGCACTATTCCAAGCCAATCAGCGAATGCGTGGGCGGCGATTGGAAACTGTACAAAGGAACAGGCAAAACCTTTTATGTTGGTTCGCGCAAAAACGCCTCCCGCTTTGCTCGAATCTACGAAAAAGGCAAACAGCTTGGGGACGAATTAAGCCCGTGGGTTCGCGCCGAAGTCGAATTCAGGGCAAGGGACATCATCATTCCGCTTGATATTTTGATAGCGGCCGGTGAATACCTGACCGCCTGCTATCCCGTATTTGGGCAACTGTTTTCACAATACGGACACGCACCGTCAAAGACTGAACGCATTGAAAAAGAAAAAGAAATATCAATCGCCCATGTGGGAAAGTACGCATCAATGCAGGTTAGCCGTGCCGTCGTCATGTATGAAGAAATGGGCATGACCGAAAAAGAAATAATAACCGCACTCAAAAGCCAACAAACAGAAATGCCCAAACGCTTGGCAAAACAGGCTTTTGACTGCGCCTATCTGTACCGCGATTACATACACCAAGCCGGTCGCGTCCCGCGCGATCCGCTTGACTTGCTGGAATTTGAATTAAGCGGCAAGTATCACGCTCCAAAAACCAAAAAAATGACTGACAGTGAAATAGAACTGTACGGAAACAGAAAATACAGTCGGCAAAAACTCATGGCCGCGGTCATCCTGCTTGAGCATCAAGAAAGGCAGCAGTACGAACAATCCGATGAATACATAGCCTACGCCCAACAAAGGGCGCATGGCGTGCCTCACTGCCTTGTAAACCTTGAGGCAAGAGTAGCAGCAAAACTGAGCAAAGCACATTGATTTTTAAACGCGGCGATAGCTTTTTGAAGGCTGAATCTTCGGGCATCTGCCGAATATCAAACCTCCTGAAAGGAAATAATTATGTTAATGATTTTGAAAAAAGTATCGTGGAACAAGGGTACAACCGATAACGGCAATGAATATGACTATTGTCGTATTCTTTGTGATTTGCCTGTTTATCAAGGTTCAAAAAACGAATTTGGTATAGATAGCTTTGAGCTGGAATTTGGTCCATGTGAGAAGCATAAAGAGCTTTTGCATCTTAAAGGCAAGCTGCCCATGCAGGTTGATATTGCCTATCACGAAGCCAAAAAAGGCAAGAATTTTGTCCGCGTTGTGGACCATCTGCGTGAAATCAAGCCCGGGGACAAATCATGAATTTGCCCAAAAAAGAAAGATTGATGACGTCTAGGGAAGTATCCCTTGTCTTTGGCCGTGATATTAAAGGTTGCGACGTTTACGAAGTCGTAACCGTCGGCGAAAAAGGCAAGGAAAAGCACTATTCCTACATCATGAAACCTCATGAAAGGTTTGTAGCGTAAAGTTTTTGGGCTGGCCGTTTGCCTTGTGAAAACGGTAAAACCTATGACAAAGGAAAAAAACATGAAAATGTTTAAAAAACTGACCGCTGCGCCTTATGCAGCATTGTTGGCTGTAATGGCCGCTCTCCCCGTGACCGCTAACGCAGCATTGGCTGATGGTGTTAAAACCTCCATTAACAACGGTTTTTCAGATGCGCAAGAGGGTGCCGCCTTGATTTTGGTCGGCCTTGCTGCTCTGTTTGGTATCCGTCTCGTTATGCGCCTGTTTGGCCGTTAAGATGATATGGGCTATCAGGTAGGCAATAGCTGTCATCAGACGCGGGAAGCTGCTGAGAATGCCTACTTCTCGGCGGTTTCCCCCGTCATCACTGAAAACGGCGTGAAACAGCTAATTTATAGAGATAAATCCTGGTATTTCGGCAGCCAAAAATTAAACGCGTATCTGCCGCAGTGCGACGAAGCGCAAAATTATTTGGCCGGTTATGAAATGATGTCTGCCCTATTTCCTACGGCTATTACTTTAATGGTGGCGAAGGTTATTATAGATTTCATGAAAAGGTCGATAAATGATTGATATTTACTACTTATTTGGTGCATTACAGGCGGGCATGTTTATTTTCTTTATGCTGACTTTGTAGGGGCGAAAAATGAAAAAAATGATGATGGCCGCGATAGTTGCGGCTTTTGTTTTATCTGCGTGTGGCGATAAATCGGGTATTGAGCATGGCGAATTAAGGGTAAATCCTGATTTGTGCCATGACCGTTATTGTGCAATGTATCAGGGTGCTTCAGAGGTTGAGAAATGAATAGGTTGCTTTTTTTGTTGGCAATTTTATTCGTTTCCCCTGCTTTTGCTTTTACTCCGTGGTTTTGCGCTGGGAATAAATTAAAAGACGGTTTTTATCATAGTGGCGGTTATGGTTATGAGTGTAAAAACGGTGCCACGAAAAATGTTTGTGAAGGTCGTGAGGGAGTTAAAGTAAGAATTAATGGCGTTGTCAAAAGGTGTGAAGGCGGTGCTATTGTAAATTTGCCTGTTGACCGTCCAGGGCTTCGTCCTGATCCAGAACATTGCATGGATAGGAATTGTTTAACTTGGTCTGGGGATTCTGGCGGTGGTTCTTCAGGTGGCGGCTCTTCAGGCGGCGGTTCTTCTGGTGGTGGCGGTTCTTCAGGTGGCGGCTCTTCAGGTGGCGGCTCTTCAGGTGGCGGCTCTTCAGGTGGCGGCTCTTCAGGTGGTGGTAGCCTGGAAATTGTCGATATAGGCGATTCCAAGCCGCCTAAAAAGCAAGACAACGACGGCGGCAAAGGCAAGCAAGAAGGGGAGATAGGCCCGGTCGGTGGTTGGCAAAAAGAACCTGAAAAAAAAGCTCCTAAAGGCAAGTTGTACAAAGTAACGTTAGGCTGTTATGCAGGCCAAGAATGTGCTTTTGAAAAATACGCAGAAGATTTAAATGATGCCTGTTCGGGGTCTGTTTCGTCGGGGAAACATATTACCAAAGATTATTCATACAGGTTATTTGTCAGAAACGGTGTTTGCTATTATGAAGCATCTTTTAAAGGTAAATATGTAAATGAAGTAAATGCGAATGTTGAGGTTGTATCCTCCGACAAAGTGCCTGAAGACAAGAAACCGAAGGATAAAAACAAAGACGAAAAGCCCAAAGATAAGGGGAAAGAGTGTTTAGACAACAATCCGTATATCTGCAAAGGTGAAGATGGCAAGTGGAAAGATACCCGCGAAGACGGCAAACCGAAGGAACAGCAAAAGTCCGAAGATAAGGGCGTTTTTAAAGACAAGGACGGCGTTTATCGTAGCGAAGATGACGGCGGCGAAGTCCATAAAGATAAAGACGGTCAATGGAAACCGAAGGAAGGCAAAGACGGTAAAGATGGCAATGACGGGCAGAATGGCCGTGATGGCCGTGATGGCCGTGATGCCCAAGATTACAGCGGCATATTAGGCAGCATAAATCAAAACATTGTCGATTTAACCCGTGTTGTTACCGAAGGTTTCGGTAAAGTTTCAGACGGCCTTTCGGGTCTTGGTGGCGGTTCTGGCGGTTCGGGCGGCGGCGGTAATGGCAACGGCCAAGCGCAAAAAGGCGAAGGCGAAGGGGAAGGCGAACTAGAGAAGTATTGCAAAAAACATCCCAATACCCTTACTTGTGCCGAATTTAACGGCAACATGCCCGAAGAAGGCGACTTTTCGGGGCTTATCCCGAAAAAAGAAGTGCCGATTGGCTGGAAATTTGAAGATTTTTTGAAAGGCTCTTCGGCCAAGTGCCCTGCTCCAATGAAATTTCAAACAATGCTCGGCGTAATAAGCCTGAGTTGGGACGGTTTTTGCGAATTCCTCCGCATGGTTCGCGGTTTTGTCATCATGGCCGCATCCGTTACGGGAATCATGATTGTGCTGAAAGGACAATAAAATGCCTGCGTTTTTAATACCCGTTATCGGTTTTATTGCCTCGTGGGTCGTCCGTGCAATGATAGTAAAGTTTATTATTGCTTTTGGAATCGGTATTACGGTCTACAAAGTGTCCAGCTGGGGCATTGATGAAATGAAAAACTATTTCTATCAGGGCTATCATCAGCTTCCCGCCGCATTGCTTGACCTGCTCAATATAGGTGGTTTTGAGTTCGGGATAGAGATTATTTTTTCGGCCATTGCCATTAGGGGCGCATTGTTGGCCGTCGATTCGTTTACAAAAATGACGTTCGGGGGCAGTTGATGATTTATCTGATTACTGGAACGCCCGGCACGGGTAAAACATCAATGGCCGTCGATATGATTTTAAATAACAAAGACGGCCTGTTTACAATGGAAGCGGAAGATGGGACAAAAATAGATCGTCCGCTCTATTTTTGCCATATAGACGGTCTGGACGCGCGCAAATTTAAAGCCCACGAACTGACCGAAGAAGAATTACAGTCTGCCCCGCTGAATGAAATTGTGCCCGAAGGCTCGGTTGTTATTGTAGACGAAGCGGATTACACCTATCCCGTTCGCTCCTCGGCGCAAAAGCCCCCGCCCTATATTCAGACGTTGAAGGAATTGAGGCATAATGGCTTTACGCTGATACTTATGACCCAGCATCCTACTATGTTGGATAAGTATGTGCGGAATCTTGTAGGCCGCCATATACACCTTGAGCGCAAAGTTGTAGGCACTTATAAATATGAGTTTTATCGCTGCGAAGACAGCTTAACGCCTCAAGTTTTTGCTAGTACAACCAAGTCGTTTTACAAGCCGCCGAAGGAAGCCTTTAAATACTACAAGTCGGCTAGTAAGCACATCAAATTCAAGAAAAAGATTCCAAAAGTGTTTTGGTTCGTCTTTTTCTGTTTTGCGGTGCTCCTTTACTTCGGCGTGCCGTTTATTGGCCGCATCTACGAAAAGGCTAATCCCGGCGAGAAAAAAGAAGAGGTTGTGCAGGTAAAAGAATCTCAACCGTTGCAGCCGTCCGCTTCGGTAGAGGCTGAATTAGTCGATTTGGTAGACGTTCCCGCTCCTGCCTCCCCTGCTCCGCCTTCGGCGTTGCCCGAAGCGGCCGCATCGGTGCCTGAATTCTCGGAAGCCTATTATCGGCCGCGTGTTGAGGGAATGCCCGAAACCGCGCCGATATATGACGGCATAAGAAGCGTAAGCAGGATGGAAAGCGTGGCCGCTTGCATCAAAGGCCGGAAAGGCTGCGATTGTTATACCGATTTCGGGACGAAAGTATCAATCAAGCCTGAAACCTGCCGCGATTGGGCAGAAAACGGCCTGCCGTTCAATCCGTACAGGCGGGAAGGGGGGGGAAGTATGGCCGAAGGCCAAAACGCCCGCATTTCGCAACCTGACGCGAATACGGGCGGGGGTGGGGTTTATGTCATGGGCGGCAAAGACAAGCTGACTTTACTGCCTGACTATTCTAAAGGCCCATCGGCGCAATGATAAAGGACGTCATATGAAGTTTTTACTTGACAGATTTAAAAGCCTGCTTAAATGGTCTCCAATCTTCATTCTGATTGCCCAAATTATAGCCTTCGTTGATCGCAAGGTTGGATTGCCTACATTGCACAAATTCGGAGACTATGTAAGGGACGTTTTAGGCGGAATACCAATATATGCCAAAATCATTATTATCATTCTGATTTTTCTATTTATTATTGTTTTAGACAAAGATTAAAGTAGATCGGCGCAGTAAGAAAGGCCGTCTGAAGTTTTCAGGCGGCCTTTATTTTTTAAGTATCCTAAGGGTGGGTGGCGATTGTGCCGTAGCGGTTCGAATTAGATACGTCGCCGTTTTGTTTCGGGATTTTTGCGGAAGCAATCCCCTTCCGTGATAAATCCGAAAAAAACGGTGGAATTCGGACGGCGTAGGGATATTCGCCCGGGTGGGTCGCCCCGCCTGCCCTTTCGGGCAGGTTAGGGCTTTAAACTACTTTTCTCCTTCGGGCGGATTAAAGTCTAGAGTTTCGCTTAATTCTACAAATTCTTTATTTTCTTCCGAATTTTGTATCATAAGCCATTCTAAACTTTTGAATCGGTTCATAGCAAAGGTGTGGTAAAACTCATAGCCCCGCTTATTGATTTCGCCCGCTTCGTGTATGCCGTCCAGGTAGCCTAAAAACTCGCATGTTTGCAGGATGTCGGAGAATTCTAAATTATTTAAGTAATTTTCCACTTTTACACGGATTTCAGCCGTTTTAAACACAATCGGTTCTTTCAAATCTTCACACATTTTTAAAGCTCCTATGACAAAGGTTGGTATCACCGCCCTGCCTGGCCTCTTTTGGAAGGGTTGGTTAGCGGTGGGCGAACCGTCCCGGAGAAAGGCAAACTTTTCCGCCTCGGAAATGTCAGGCATCTTCCGGAATGGGCGGCTTTGGGTAGGGCGTGCCGCACCAGTAAGCCGCTGCGTAAGGCCGTCAAGGGGGAAGCTTTGTAAAGACGAAACGCCTTATCTCGTCTTTACGAATACCCCCTTTACGGCCTGAAGCGGGGGCGCGCACCCCCCGCCCCAACACACCC